TGACCAAATAATTGCTATGGTTTTCATTCCCGACATCAATCAGTTACAGGCGAAAAAGTACGAACAAAGTGCCATTTTTGTGATGCGTGAGCGTGAGTTCGCACGTCCATGGGAGGGCCAGATCGGTAGACGATCTGACCCATCCATGGATGAGTGAAGGGGCCCGAGACGAATGCGCGGCGTCGATGCCGGACCACTGGATCGTCGGTTATTTCCCATTTCCGAGGATCGAGGAGCATCGGAGCACCTGGTAGCGCATTCTCTCTCAGGGAAACCCAGGAAAAACAAGGTCTCTTACGGAGTTGTTGGACTAGCGCCTAAGATCTTGTATAAAATTCACAACCAAAACCAACAGAGCATGGTTCGTGGTATGCTTGAGCGTCTTTTTTATGTGAAGCGGGACGGTGTCTTTGTACGCCCACCCCGCCCACGGAAGGGGATATACCATGAGCGCCTTGGGTACTTAGCTGAAAGGATTAGTTGTAGTGTGAGTAAGACCACCCCCATCGCCCGGGAAGATTTCCCTGGCTTGTATGAGGGTCGCAGACGCACTGTATATGAATCTGCCCTGAAATCGTTGTATGTGACTCCGGTTTCAGCGCGTGACGCTAAAATCAAGGCTTTTGGCAAAGTGGAAAAGATTAATTTTTCCGCCAAGCCGGATCCTGCTCCTCGGATGATCTACCCACGTAGTCCGAGATATAATCTTGAGGTCGGGCGGTATATAAAACCACTCGAGCCAAGGTTATGTAAAGCAGTGGCGAGCGTGTTTGGTGGGGTAACTATTACAAAAGGTTTAACTGCTGAAGGAGTGGGTGACTTAATCCATACAAAATGGAGTAAGTTTTGTGACCCAGTAGCGGTCGGATTAGATGCAAGTCGATTCGACCAACATGTTTCACAGGAGGCTCTCTCCTGGGAGCATAGTCTATATGCCCGGTGTTTCAAGAACCCCGGTCCATTGCAACGTTTACTAAGAATGCAGTTGGTTAATCGCGGACACTGGCGATTACCCGACGGGTATGGCCACTTTTCTGTACAAGGTGGTCGCATGTCCGGTGATATGAATACTGGACTTGGCAATTGTATTATAGCTAGTTGTCTAGTTAAGGCTTATTGTGATGCAAAGAATATACAATTTGAGCTTGTTAATAATGGGGATGACTGTGTTGTGATTATGCAACGCAGTTCGCTTTCTTGTTTTAACAAAGGGCTTGATGAGTGGTTTCTTGAAATGGGGTTTAACATGGTTGTTGAACTACCAGTATATCACATAGAGCATATACGATTTTGCCAAGCAGCCCCAGTTTTTGATGGAGAGTGCTGGGTCATGGTACGTGACCCACACACATCTCTAGCCAAAGATTGTGTATCTCTTAGATCACTCTCAACTGAGAGTGAGTATAAACAGTGGATAAAAGCTGTCGGGCTAGCGGGTGGTGCAATGGCCGGTGGGATACCGGTTGTTGCAGCATTTTATCAACGGTTGGTTGATGCAGGCGGTGATATTGACCTTGGTGGTATATATCAGTCACCTCAGTTCGAGACTGGGATGATGATGTTAGCCAGGGGCATGACCCGTCGTGGCCGTATAGTTACCGACGACGCCAGGTTATCATTCTGGCGGGCATTTGGTATCACTCCTGATCAGCAGGTTGATATCGAGGCGCATTTAGCTACGGTAGATATTAGCTACTATGATGACCAAGGGGAGTTTGGTGAATATCTTCCTACGGACTTCACTCCAATATGGTTTCCGCCTAGTTTGGCGGCGTAGGCCCTGGCAGAGGGTGTTGTACGAAAACAACATGGGGTGGGACTGAACGACCAAAACGGTTTGGGGTGCCCTTGCCCAATTAAAATTTCCGTGCTAAACAAAATGCCGAGAGACTACACGGCTCGCAATGAAGCATCATGGATAGTCCCGG